TTTTAATATCTTTGTTAAAAATTTCTAAAAACTAAAATGAAAATTCCTCAACTGAGTGTTTCTGAAATTAATAAAATTATAGAGGCTAACAAAATTCCTAAAGATTTATATCCTGTTGTTTTAGTTGCAATTAGAGGATACTATCTTGATTCCGTCGGAGCAGTTGGTAAAAACGATAGACGTGTTTTCGACGATGCACATTTTCTCGTTTGGCCAGATGGTGTAGGTAGATTCCTTGCCAATACAGACCCGAACGGTTATAGAGAGGGACAAGGCACTTCTGAGAGCAAGAAAGGTATTGCTACGCTGCAAACAGGCGTGTGGATATATGGAACTGGTTTGCACAAAGGAAGAAAAGCTTTTCGCCAATGTGAACCTGTAACAGTTTGGCGTGACGGAATAGGAGGTAAACCTTATAAAGATACAGGGCATTTTGCCATAGATATACACGATGCTCATGGTGATGAAGATAGTATAGGTGCAACTGATTCGTTAGGTTGTCAGACTCAACCTAGAGAAGTATTTTTGATTTTTCAACCTTTTTTCTACAATTTGTTAAATCAATATAAAAACAAAATTTCAAGCAATGACAGAGATGAACCTGTAAGATCTTTTCCTTATGTCTTAATTGAAGAAACGGAAAGACGTAAAGGAAATCTAGTAGTTAGCGAAAGGTTTTTCTAATGCCTGATCCTTCATTATCAACTGAGCTGCATAGAAGCAAAATTACTAACCCTAAAAACATTAGGGAAATAGAGACTATTCAAATATCACAAGGACATTTGAATCAGTTTAAGTTAGATCTTGTTTTTGCTGTTGATGTTAGTCATTCGATGAACTCGCAAATTGCGATGATCGAAAGCGTTTTGTCAAATGTAGCTGAATCGGTTAGTGATGATTTCATTTCTGTTAATTATGGTCTTATTATTTTTGGCAAAAACTCTTCTGTTCTTTTGCCTATACAAAGTAGTTTATCTGTTTTTCAAAATACTGTTGCTAGTTTATTAACTCTAGTTGAACCTGAACTAACTCCTTTCGGAGAACTTGTTATAAAATATGATTGGAGTAATGCACCTGATTTAGATACAGGAACTACATTTTTAAGTGAAACTGTTGGATTTGGTCATGGTAGCAGTTCGTCTTACATGTCTTGGACAGGCGATGATACTTCTGATGGAAATGAAATTGTTACTATAGATTTGAATCAAGCTTACGAAAATGAAGAAATTGCCACAATAGCAACTGTAGTTTGTGCGGCAGATTGGTATCCGGGTGCCGGTGGTAGTGGTCCTGCTACTTTAACCATGACATATAGAGGATTGCCTTTCTACGGAGATGTTATTTTTCCACCACCTGCTAGTGCTGGGATAACACCCGCAAGCACAGTTGCCGCAACTGTGGAAATTCCTGTTGATCCGGGTGAACAAAATCCTGAAGGATATGGAGCTATAGTAAAAACAAAATTTCTAACTTGGAGGAATGGAAGCAAAAAAGTCTTAGTGTTACTAACTGATTCAGCTAGTTCTGAAATAGAAGCAAATAAATCAACGGCACTTGCACAATTAACAAATAACAGCATTGAATTTATTCCGGGTTTTAACATAACAGACGGGGATTATTTAGACTTGGCTGGAAGTAATGAGTCTGTTAGCGGAAGCGACGAATCGGACTACGTTGAATCTTTAGTAAGTAAGTTAGAAGCTTTTTTTAATTTAACTTTTTTACCGTCTATCTTTTTAGTAAACGATGGATATGCTTTTGATGCAAAAACAGAAGATGATTTAGATGTTAGTTACTTGCCAAGGGCTTTTGACATTAAAATATCAGGTGAAGGAACAACTGGAGTTAGAACCATAAATCTTACTATAGATAATACAGACTTACAGGTTTCGAGATACTTAGCGAATGCAATAAAAGATAATCTTCCGATAGAAGTAACATATAGATGTTATTTGTCGAATGATCCTGAATATCCACAAAACAACCCACCTTTAAAAGTCTTTTTAACAAATGTAGAAATATCAGGTAACACTGTATCAGGTGAATTGAATTGGATTGATTTATCAAATGCTGCTTTTCCTAACTCATATTATACAGAAGATAGATTCCCCGGACTATGAACATTCCTGCTAGTGATTGGTATGTAGAATATATTGGAATTTCTTGGAAAGAAAATTTCAATTGTTGGGATTTAGTTAAAAAAATATACTTGGAAAAATTAGATATAGATGCTAAAACAGAATTTGATGAAGTAGAAAATCCATTAGACATAGTAAGTAATAAACAAGCTTTTCTTACTGGATTAGAAAAGTGGATCAATGTTAATGAACCTAGAGAATTTGATTTGTGTGCAATGGGTGTTAGTAAAACAATACATCATGTCGGAATTATGTTAGGTCAAAACGCTGTTTTTCATGTTAACAAAAACAGACCTGCTTGTAGTGAGCTTTTAAGTAATTTGTCAAATAGATATAAAACCATTAAATTCTATCGCCATGCCAATCGTTTATGAAGTAACAGATCCTTTTCATCCAAGAAAAGATTTAAAAAAAACTATAGTAGAAATAGGATTCAATATCAATGATTATAATACTGATAGTGCTGTTTCTTATCATATTTATGTTAATAACAAAATTGTAGAATCAGAAACAAAGCTTCACGAAAACGATATAGCTTTGTTTATTCCTAAAATACATGGTTCTTTAACTATAGGTTTAATCGTTGCTGTAATAATTGCAGTTGCTATTTTCTTTTTCATGGATAGTGCCGTTCCAACGGCTAACGGATTACCTGAAGCAGATCCCGTTTATACTTTAAAAGGACAACAAAATCAGGTTAAACCCGGCGAACCAATTGAAAAGCATTATGGTAATGTTAGACATTGGCCAAGTTATGCGGCAAGACCTTACAATCAATTTGTTAATGATGAACAATGGCTTTTTGCTTTGCTTTGTGTGGGAATAGGATATTATAATGTGTCAGATGTTAGAATTGACGATACCCCTATTGGTAATTTTGAGAATGCTCAATATGCTGTTTATAGTCCGGGTCAACCTGTTACTTTGTTTCCGACAAATGTTCAAACATCTTCAGAAGTTGGAGGAATTGAATTGATAGGAACTAATGAACCGGGTTATAATTGGAGCGGTCCTTTTGTTGTAGTAAATACAGGTAAAACCGCTTATAGGTTGGAAGTTGATTTATCTTTCAGAGCAGGTTTGTATAAGACCGGAAACAACGGAAAGCTTTCTAATAGAAACGTATCTGCTACTTTTCAATACAGACAAATAGACAATGCAGGTAATCCGTTAGGAGGTTGGGCAACATTGTTGAATTTTGCAAAAACTCTCAAAACAATAAATCCAAAAAGGTTTACTATAGGTGTAAATGTTTCACCGGGACGCTATGAAATAAGAGGAAAACGAACCACTTCAAAATCCAATGATTTCAAAATCAAAGACACTTTGACATGGGAATCGGCTAGGGCTTTTATAAATACTCAACAAAATTTTGGCAATGTTACTTTAATTGCTTTGAAGTTGCAAGCTAGTAACAGCTTAAATGACAATTCAAATTCAAAGTTTAATGTTAGAGTTCAATCTTATTCCTATAAACACAATGGAAGTAATTGGACAATTGCAGCTAACAGAAATCCTGTTTGGGCTTTTTGTGATATATTAATAGCTGAATACGGCAGAAATCTAGCTGCTCGTTTTATAGATTTACCTGCTGTATCAGAAATTGCCGCAGATTTAGACGCCGAAGGAATTTATTTCGATGGAACTTTTGATAGTAGAACTACAGTATGGCAAGCTTTAACAGATTGCTTAATGCTTGCTCGTTGCCGTCCTAACTTACCCGGAACACTGATTTCAATTGTTCGTGATGTAGCTTTATCAATTCCTACAATTTGTTTCAATCCTAGTAATATCATACCAGATTCATTTAAGGTGACACACGGTTTTGTTAGAAGCAATGACAAAGATGGATTAGAAGTTGAATACATTAACCCCGACAGTTGGAAAAAGGAAACTGTTATTTGTTTATATGGTAACGACAAAGGAATTAACCTTGAAAAAGTAAAATTGTTAGGATGCACTAGCAGAAATAAGGCTTATCAATGGGGAATGTACCAAAGATCTAGCACACTATTGAAAAAAACAAATGTATCTTTTACTACTGGATTAGAAGGTTCAACTGTTACATTCGGAGACTTAGCTGCCGTTCAGCATGATTTATTACCTAATAACTATGCCGCTGTTCCAGAGCATACTGGAAAAATAAATTCTATTTTTTGGGATGGTCCAGACACTATTATAACATTACCTTTTGCGCCTGTTTTTGAGGATGGTGAAACGCATAGAATAGGTATTAGTGACACACAAGGTGTTATGCGCGGTCCTTATATTTGCACACAAGGCGCTGGTAATACTGTGGTAATTGAAGGTAATCTTGATCTTGATTATTTCACAGTAACAGAAAACGAGGAACCTCCTAGCTACTTTTTTGGAGTAACAGGTAAAGAGGTTTCCATGTTCAATATAATAGGAATTAGTCCGGGATCTAATTACGGAGAAGTCAATGTGGTTTTATCTCCTTACGATTCGCGTGTTTTTGAATATGTTGGTGATACTGCTCCGTCGTTACCTAACGATTTTGTTATTCCAGAAACACCTTCACATCCTACTATTACTAACTTGCAAGTAACAGGATTAGCATATACTATACTACAAGCACAAGTTAGCTGGCAATTAGCTGTCGGAGCTATTGATTATTTAATTGAATTGAGCTACGATGGAATTGACTACGATAGAATCAATCAAACACCATTAACAAATGTTATTATTGACATAGACCCAGGCACTATATGGGTTAGAGTAGCTGCAAACGGTCTATCAACTGGTCCTTGGGTTGTATGGACAGGAACAGTTGGAACAGCGGAAACAGTGCCTTTCCCGCCTGATAAGCCTGAATTGCAGGAACCTTTTACCGGAGCTAACCTATACTTGCAAACGAATGAAGAATCTCTAGCAACTGGTTATCGTTGGAAGATTTCAATCCTAGATGATGCTTTGGTTGATCCTGTAGAGATTTCTGTTATTGAAACTACTACGCCATTTCTAACTTATAGTTCAGGCACGGCTAAATCCGCCGCACTAGCAGAGTCAATTATACTAAAAAGAAATCTGTCAGTAAAAGTAGAAGCTTTCAATACAGTAGGTGATTCTGAAGCTTCTGAAATTTTAGAAGCGACTAACGATGAACCTGTTATTATAACAGGATTAAATGTTACCGAGCTTCAGGATTTTACTACTACAAAACGAATCTTGTTTTCATGGGATACTTCACCTGAAACAGATATCGAATCATACAAAGTATATCTTGATACCACTACAGGATTTACACCCGGACCTAGCAACCTTTTGATTTCCACAAATGCCAATTCGGCAGAATCCATATTAACTGTGGGGACTACTTACTATTGGATTATAGGAGTAAAAGATAGATGGGGTGATGAAATTATACTAACTGCGGAACAGACATTTACACCCTAAGACCCATTTCAGTTAGCATCTTGCAAGTAAGTCTAACGTAATGTTCTAGGTCAACGTCTTTAGGAAATTCTTCTGTCAATTCCATTAGAGGTTTTGCACCTTCACTATCAGGAACTTTGTTACCTGATTTAGCATATACTATAGGTGAATTTGTTTCTGTGGAATAGTAAAATCTAACTACTTTTCCAAGATATTCTTCATCTTTACATCCTCCTCCTTTAACTACCCTAACAGTAAGAAATTCTCGTATGTCTTTACATTCAGAAATAGTCTCGTTTACGAGTTTACCTTTAGCTAAAAGATTTTCGATTGCTGTTATACAAATAAATTTATCAGGGTTTTTAAACAGCTTTGTGATACCTCTACCTAACTTTCCTTTCCCTTTGCATTCCAAGTTAGTTTTCAAAGCCATGTAATCATTCACTGATCGACTAGCCAAGCAAAAATAACTCGTTTCTTCAGTCTCAAAATTGGTTTCTGATTCCCATTCACGAATCACTTGATTGAGTTCGTCTTTTCTATTGTTAGGACATTTAATAACAACTCCATCAGTGTTTGCCGATACAACCCGAATGCCTATTAATTCAATTTTTTCAATAAGATATAACAAGCTTAATTGTCCTGTTATAGTAACTTGAATCATTAGCTTAGGTGAATACAAAATAGAATAGTAGTTTCCTAATTTCCCGAAAGTTCCATTGATTGTTATTTTAAGACTGTCAGCCGTTCGCTTGTCTTTTTCTTTCTTGGCTTTCAATCTTCTATTAACAATTTTTCGATATACATCCAAGAAAGGTTTTCCAAGGTGTTCAGGGTAAAGCTCATTATTAAGTATAATGAAAGGGTAGTAGCTTGCAACGTCCCTATCAATCAAGCTATGATTTGTATCTACAAACCAAGCTTGGTTTGATTCCGTGCTATGTAATCCACCTATACCAATTTGATAGGTTGTTTCTCCTATAGTAAATTTCAGTTTTCCAATTTCTTCAGGTAGAACAACAGATCCTATACCGCTTAAATTAAATTGTGATTGTGTAATAACAGATTTAACATTTTGCAAGATAGGTGTCTTGAAATTCAGATAGTAGGGTGCATCATAGCTACAAGCGTAAAAACTCGGATATTCTTCTTTCTGAGGTTTCTTACCACTAAGCTTGTATAGTTCCTTGCCAATAACAGTTTCAGCAATTTGAGCATCTGATTTTGATCTAAGATCAATACCATATTGCTCGCCTAATGTTTCGCGCAATTCTATATCCTGCTTTAAAAAGTTAAATATATCTTCCGTGCATTGCAAGTCATTAAAACAATACCATCGAACAATCTCAATTTGTTTTTCTGTTAAATTGGAATCAACTGGAAAAGGCAAATCTGCTAGTTGTTTAGTGTGTAAACGAGCACCGTAAATCTTCAAGCTACCCGACAAAGGACAAATCTCAATTAAATCAATATGGTTAGGTTTTAGCATTTTGCACTTATATTCTTTCAAGACATTATAAGCTCTTTCCTGATATACAATTATTTTTCGGACAGCATCGTTTATCTTTTCAAGACTTGCACCTGATACTGCTAATGAAGCAATGGGAACGTCAAATGAGTAACTATTAAAACCAACAATTAAATAATTCTGCATTATCCATCTGACAGATTCACAGTCTAATTCTTTAGTCTTTGTCTTTTCAAAAAATACAGACTTGCCCGAATCAACAGATTTAAAACATATAAGAAAATAATTAGGGTAACACTCAATATCAAACACAAGAGTTTCATGAGTTGATTGCCACAATTCACCATCTTGGAATTTAGGCGGATTAAACGAATGCGCTTTTTCATAGTTAGGTAAATATGATTTTTCAAGCCAAGTCTGTTTAGGTATAACTTTTTTATGGTTAGACTTAACTTGATATTCGTCAAACAAACCTTGCTGGAATCGTTTCATTTCCTATATCCTACAATTGCACCTCTTAGTTTATCACCATAAAACAAACAAGCTTTGCCATATTCAAAACAGATAGAGCTTGCGATGTTTTTGAGCTTCAAAAGCTGATTGACGTTGAACAATACATTTTCTGCTAGTTCTAAACCGGGGATTTCAATGCTTGCTTCCGGGTCCGCTTCTGAACCGTCGCCAGTTTGCCCTATTCCGCTCATGAGCGTGAGCTTACCCGCCTCGTCTGTAAAGCGTCCTAGCTTCTCCAGAGCGTGAAAAAAACCATCTGGAAAGGGACGAGGGATAACTTCCCTATTCAAAACAGCGGCAAAGTTAGGCAAGTCTGTTACGATCAATTTAGACGCAATCCACCTTTCATCTTCATAAAAGAAAAAAATCATGTCGTTACTAACTAAAACATATTTGATCGGTTCACCGTATTTGCAAATTTGTTCAATACATTTTTTAGGTATAGTAATTGAAGGTAAATCTGTTCCTATCCAATACTCAACTAATACAATGTTATTTGTGGCAATTGCAGATTGACCTACAAACGACAATCCTATTGAATAAATTTTTACGTCATAACATTCATTTTCGATTATAGGCAAAAGCTTTTTTACATTATCCACAAAATCACTAGGAACTTCGTAGCGTTTACCTGTTGGAATAATTGTGGAAACCTCATTTGTAGGAATGCACTTTACAAGGCTTTTAAAGCCACCTGATTTGACTCGTATCTTGTCTTTTTCGACTGTTATTGAAATGACATCTTCGCAAGCTTCAATGCACTTATGAAAATGTATGGCAGATGGAGCTATATCTAAATCTAATTCAATAGGACTAGATATAGCAATCGTTCCGTTAAATGCCGTAACACGTTTATTTTTTATTGTATAATGACAAAGCTTAGGAACTAGATCTGTTCTAGCATATCCGTTCTTAACAAATTTTAGTGCGTCTAGTATTGTGCTCATGATTTAATTGATTTTAGTAGTATTTTACCTTTAGTTTCCAGACAATGTTTCTTTGCAATATACGATCCAGCTTGAAATATTAAACCCTTATTTATTAACAGTTGACAGCATTGTGACAAAACAGCCCTACTTATGCCTAAAGGTTCTAGCATATCTTTTTGTTGGCATTCATCGTTAGCTTCTATGTATAGCAAAACCCTAGCAGGATTTAAGGCTAGTTTATGCTCCATCAATTTGTTGAGAAATTGCAAGTGATCCATGACGCGGTTAGAGTAGAGTTTCACCCCGTGAGTGTCTAGTCTTTTGTGTCACTATTTTATTCCGATAAGCAGAAGCGTTTGATCCTGTCAAATTTATTTTCAATTATTTTGTGGGGTCTGCTTGGCTCTAGGATGCCCGTAGAGAGGCTTTAAAAGATTTTATGGTACATCTTAACCAAAAACATTTTGAGAAGCTTCTAGGCTATTCCTAGGCGCTAAAAACCCCGTCTAGTCGAAAGGCTAGACGGGGTTTGATTCCTACAGGGGATTTTTAGGCTTTCGTGCCATCTACGACAAGGGGGGTTTCCTCAGTTCCAGCGTATTCGCTGGAAGATGCCTCAATCGCAGCAAGAGCAAGCCTAGCTTCTTCGGAGAGCGCAAGAGCAAGGCGCTTGGCTCCATCTGATCCGGTAACGTCTGGACGACGACCGATTGCCTTAGCTATCTTGTCCGCAGCTTTTTCGCCATTGCCGTTTGCAATGATTTTCTCAGCAAGGGTAAGCCACTTTTTACCAACTGGCTTGCTTGTGACACTTCCACGAACGCGCTTTTGTTCTGCGGTAAACGGATTAGCATTAGCAATAGCTTGAACGATTTCCCGAATCTCACTTTCGGAAATTTCCTTTTCCTTAACTACACGTTCAATAAAATCAACGTCGCTTTGAGACTTAGCCTTATCCGTTGCTTTGAACTTTTTCTTGCCATCTAACGAAACATATCCAGATACTTTACCGTCTGCATCTGTAGTTGCATTGACTTCGACTTTACCAATTACAAGCTTTGGTTTAATCCCATAAGTTTTTTCAAGTGCTTCCGCAATCTTGCTACGAACATTAAGCAAGTTTGTTTGCAGGAAATATTGATTGGCAGCGTTCAAAGCTACCGATTCAGCTTTTTCCGCATCCGTGCTAATCAATGCCTTTAGCTCGTCAAAAGAGCTAGGGACAAGATAAGAGATTGCTGCAATTCCAGCGATAGTTACATTTACTGATTTCATAATATTATTTTTTGGTTGTTGTTAGTCGAGTCGGTTGCTTTCAGGTGCAATCCTTAACTGTCGTTTCAATCCGCGCCTCTCGTATGACAGGCGACAGAAAGAAAGTATTTGTGAGAGATTAGCTAGTCAATTAATTTTTCGTGTATTCGATCTTTTTCCTATGGAGTAGTTAGACCCGTCACGCTTACCTAGTTGTCTGGCATCTGTCCCGCCGCTTGCACCTCTTGTGCCTTGTCCCGTGTGAAGCTTGATTTTGTGGACACTAGCTAGCCAATTCGTCGCACTAGCTTTAATCATAATAGAGGTATTGTCTGACTTAATTATAAGTGTATTTGTCATGCTATCCCCTCTAAGTTTTAGTTTCTCTGTATGGTAAGATTGTTCTAACCCTGAAACAAATCCTTCGCTATAGGCTCCTCCTTTTTTGCTGTAAAAGTTATTAAAGCGAACGATAGCCATATAAGAGATTGCCTCTTGAAGTTCTTTAAACAATTCACAAGCAATTTCTACTTCATCTTCTGAGCCGTAAAAGAAATAAACTGAGATTCTCTTTTCTTTGTTTAAACCATAGGTTCCATGCGTCTGATAGTAATTTATGTTTCCCACAAATTCCACACAAAACCTAGCAAGCATTCCTTCCCATGTGCTAGAATTTGCATTGAGACAAGAAACATGAGATCGTGACATTTTAACATTCTTGGCAGGCTCGCTAGAAGTAAAATCAATATCCTCTCTAGTGAGATTGTGTCTTGCCATAATTTGCGCTGCCATAGATAAAGCATTATCAATTTCTCCTTGGCTAGCTGCATTGTTTTCCGATAGGTTAATAAGCTTTACAAGCTTGTCCTTTACTGATTGTAGATCTGATTTCATAAGTATGATATAGGTGTATTTAATTCAAAATCTTTCATTGCTTGCATTCTTAATTTTAAAAGATCGTCGTATGTCGAATCTCCTTCGACATATCCACAATCTCTAAGGTCTGCCGCAATTTCGTCAAACTTATGTAATACATTTATAAGTTTAATTCTATCTGTAAGTTTAGAGTTCATAATTGGTGATGTAATACGATGTTTAATAATGCGATTGTTGCTAGTATGCCTGTCATGATTGCTAGGGTGATTTTCATTTACAAATACTAAGCAAAAATTTGTTTTCGCATTCTTCGCAATAGCTTTCCGATATACAAGTGTATAGTTTGCGCATTGAGACACTTTTCAAAGATCCTTTATCGGCACGTTTGCCTAATCTTTTAAAGCATCCACAAGCACGTTGTATGACTACATCTCTTTTTATGATTTTCCAAGGTTCTATTGATTCTGAGAATGATTTAATTATTGCTTCTTCTGCTATTTGTTTTCTTGTTTTCATATTATTACAGGTTAAATACTAATCCGTTAGGGGTTACTGTTGCTTCTGATTCTTCGGGGATACCTAAACCGATTGCAAGATAGTCTCCGCATTCGTCGGATTGTTTCAAGGTATGCCCCTTGTAAGGTGCTTTCTTACTCCATCCATTATTAATAGCTGGCACAATCCAGAATTTGTTATTGTGTTTAACGATCCAATGTAAAGGTAATGTTTGTATAGCGTAAATTTTCATATTGTGGGTATAGGTTAGGGTTGAAAGGGGAGGATTGAACTCCCCTTAGTTATGGGTTAATCTTCTGATTTATCAAAGGTTTTAGCAAGGATAAAGTCAGCGGATTTCTGAGCTAATGCCGCAGCTCGAAAGAAAAATTTCGTATCAGATTTGAAGGTTTTAAGCCATGTTTGGAGATAAGCGGCGGAGTTCTCTTTCACATTTTCCACAATGCCAGCTTGTCCGCAGATGAAACAAGCGGAAAGTTCAGCTACTAACTCTTCAAATGCGTAGGGATCAGATCCAAAGTTAGCACCATTATCAAAATCCTTACGGGCAAGCCTAGAGGCATGTCCCGTGCTGTGAGATAGCTCATGAAATAGCGTGCAATAATAAGATTCGCTAGATTCAAATGTCTTGAGGGATGGCATCCCTACAATGTCTTTCATCGGCAAATAATAAGCTTTTCCGCCCTTGTGGATAATTTGTGGACATTGAGGCATGTTATTAACAATTTGTTCGCAAGTGTCAATAACATCGTTTTCGTTATCAATTTCGACTTCCCATTTAGGTAGTTTCACCCCTTCAGTTTGTGCGATATTAAAGACTCTGTAATATCTCAGCATAAACTTTTTCTCACTAGCCGGGCATTCGCTTTCTCGTCCCTTATACTTGGCAGGGACGATCTTAGTTGCAAACGTAACCATAGTTGACTTGCTACCTTTAACTACTGTCCCGCCGCATTCAGTAACTTGCTTAAAAGTAAGGAAAATCGAATGATCCCATTCATTGACCATGCAAGTAAGAGCAAGCATTACGGCATTTGCACCGCGATAAGCAGACCCGCGATAATTGCGGGGAATACCTCCGATAGCCTGCCAAGGTTTGCGCCAAGGGCAAACTCCTTTTTCCAGTAGGGTTACAAGCTCACTTGTGAGAGTTTCGTAAATGTCGAATGTTTTAGTTTTCATTGTGATTGGTTTTAAGTTGGAAAAGTAATAGGGTCTAAAAGTTGGATTGGCAAGAAAAGAATTAAATTGTTTTAAAAATCAATCTTGCTCGACAAACATTGTCGAAATTGAACCAGTTTTGATAAAAAAGGGAATTTCTTGATCGGCCCATGTTTGAGCGATTTCAGCGGTCTTAAATCCGCATTCCATTTTGAATTCCGTTTTACCGATAATCACGGAAGGGACAAATCCACCGGGAACCTTAGTAACCTTAGAAGTGATAACGAACTTGATTCCTTTTTTGTTGGTGCGTGTTGCAGTCATGAAAGTAAATTGGCTTATTTCTTTTAGACCTTCAAGAAAAATCGCACTTTTAACGAAAATAAATTTTCACCATTGAAAATCAGCGAGTTATGAAGCAACTTTTAGCTGTAAACAAATATTTTCAACAATTACCGCGCATATCCTCTTATTTGTTCCACGCTAGCCCGTGGAACCCTTATAGAATAAGGGAAATCGCTCAGGATTGATCGTAACGAAAATTTTGATACCGTATAGCCAAGAGGTGGTGTGAGCCTTTCTAGAGCTATCCTAGGGACAAATAAGGGTAAATAGGGGTAGTCAAGCTTAAAATGAGGAAAAGCTGTAAAATCTTGTAAGGTTTAGTTAAGAAAATATTCTGAAAGTTTTTCTTGCCGATTGGGTTTAGCTATGCTTTTATTTTGTCGTTATGAATGAAATTGAACGTCTTTCAAACTTAATTGCAGAGCGTAAAGCTGAATACATCCAAACGCATGGAAATTCTCTTTATGAACTTATTCCTTTAGATTTAGATTTCCTTACAAGTGAAGAAAAAGAAGAATTTCACAAAGCGAAACTTGCTTTGCCATCACAAGGTCAACTTATGAAAGAGGCAAGGGAAAGACTTTTAAAGCGTGTAATGGATAGAAATTCAAAAAAAAGTAACCCACCATAAACAAGCAAACCCTAGCTAGGTCAAACTAGCTAGGGTTTTTCTTTGGCACGCGATTGACTGTCAAATCACGATCATCCGGTAAAGCTTCTCTGTTATAACAAGCAACCCATCCCATTATAAAGCCTTTGATCGTCGCTATATGCTGAGATAAAGCTAGTTTATCCAATGGGAATTGAGTAGGTGTGACTTTAATCATACCCTTGTCAACCTCATGCCTCGCAACCGTGCAAGGCATTTCGGCATCTTGCAAGGCATAGTAGAGAGACAATGTTTCGTCTGATTGTGGAAATTCTATTAGAAAATGTTTCATAATATCAAAACGGTTCGTCTATTTGTTCACTTCCGAAAGTTGTTCCTGTATAATCAAAATCCATGACTTTCTTAAACTCTGTATCAAGCCTAACTCTAATATGACTTGCAAAGTATAGTTCATCCGTCCGGGTCAAAGCTTCTGCTGTTGTCGTAGGGATAGGGGTTTGATCTAGCTGAAATGTGCGTGATGCTTTTCGCCACCACTCCCGTGCTTTGTGTCCTGCTGGTTCAGGGTGTTCCAAGCAAATCCAATGCTTGAAAAACCTTAGTCCGCATTGATAGGTTATACATATACTATCAGGTTTATCGCGCTTTTTATGTATATTGTAAGTAATGCCGTTGACTTTGAAAATTTCTATAACAATTTCCTCTTTTCTAATCAATTCATCTTGACTTGCTTCAGATCGAATCTTGACAATTTTCGGAAACTCATATCCGCAGTTTGAACAAATCCTAACACTAGCATGATTATACATGCCGCAATTATCGCAAATTTTAACAGGTGCTTCTCTCTTAACGTCACCTTTCTTTTTTATAGGTTTAGGAATTATAGGATCATTGATTGGACCTAACCGTTTAGTATTAGCTGCAAAATCCATTACAAGACAGTTGACTTTTCCCTCGCAAGGTCTAGTTCCACGTCCTAACATTTGGACCCATAAACTAGGGCTAACTGTAGGTCTAAGAACTCCTATCATATCAATGCCGGGAAAATCCACTCCGGTTGTTAGACAGTTGTTATTTACTGCCGCTCTTACCTGTCCTGATTTCCACAATTTGAAATTCTCGTTTCTCTCAGCATTACCAAGTTTTGAATGGATAGATACGCAAGGAATGTTATATTTAAGGTTTAGTAATGCCGAAATTCTATCACAATGTTCTGTTCCAGTAGCAAAAATTAACCAGTGTTTTCTGTCAAATCCTTGCACTATCATTTCTTCAAGTGCATCAACTGTTATAGAATCGACATTGAAACGCTCTTGCATTTCACTAACTATAAAATCTCCGTTTATATGCAATCCCTCTACATCCAATTCCCTCTTTGTCCTAAGCGGTATCAAAGGTGCAAGAAAACCCTCTTCTAGCAACCTGTTAAAGGCTGACATGCCTGTAATATCATAACAGAAATCTGTAAACAATCCATCGTTTGTTAGCATACCTTGGCCTAGCCTGTAAGGTGTAGCTGTCAAACCTACTATAACAAGAAAAGGATTATATCGCTTCAAATCATCAATGAATTTTCTATACATGGTTGAAGTTTTAGGCGACAATAAATGTGCCTCGTCTATTATTAAAATATCTATATTCTGAAAGATATGAGCTTTCTTATGTATAGACCCAATACCTGCATAGGTAATGGGAAAACCTACGTCTTTTCTATCTAGTCCGCTGCTATAAATTCCTGCTGGAGCATTGGGCCATATTCTCAACAAAGTCTTGTAGTTTTGTTCTATCAATTCCTTGACATGAGTTGTCATTAGAATTCTTTGACTGAAACCATACCTTTCAAATATAGCTTTGATAAGCATTGCAAGCACAAGACTTTTACCCGTGCCTGTCGGCATTGCTATAAGAGGATTGCCTATCTTACCACTAGCAAAGAAATCAAAAAAGCTTTGCACAGCTTCAGCTTGATAGTAACGAGGTTTCATTGCCTACAAGATGCTAACAATTCTTTCCCTTTATCAGTTATACCGTATAACTTTTTTCGTCTATCTTCGATACTATACTCTTGGATAAATCCTAGTTTTTCTGCTGCATCTTTAACTGTGGTCATACTAGATGCACTAACGTTTATAATTTGTGCTACATCGGTTAGGTTCATTTCTGTTTCTTCTACTAGTGCAACCATGATTAACACAGATAAACTTATCTCATGTTTGTGCAAAGTTGATTGTATCTTAACTAAATTTTCCGCTGAGTTGATAGTTATCGCATCCATTTAATAATCCTTTCTTGTCTTTTAGTTTGTTCGTTAGTCCGCATTTCCATTGTCCTTCAGGTAACATAATTACATTCATGCAAGTGCGGCAATTTCTAGCAGGTGTTTCATTCAACTGACAGATTCCCTTGTGTGGACAAAATAAGCATTTGAACGATGAAGGATTTTTGTCGATCTTTGGTGGAGGTTCGTCACTATAAATAGCATTTTTTGCTTTCTGTTGCAATGCTGGAATACAAGCAGTATCGTAACTAACTATCTCAAAATGCAAAGTGTCGTCGTTTTTATTTACCACACAATACAAGGCATATTTTAAAACCTTATAGTGCATGTATATCTGCATTTGTGCATAATGAACAGGCTTGGCTGACCTAACGCCTTTTCCTAAGCTAGTATCGTATTTTTTGCTTTTTGAATTCCATCCGTGAAGCTCTTTAAAAGCTTTGTCCGCACTTGTTTTAAATTCTACTAAGCACCATTCGTTAGGTAAATAAGGTATAGCATAAATAATTCCATCCAAAGATCCTCCGAAATGTCCATCAAAATCAGATATAGTAAATTGCTCACCTGTTACTAGATCCTTTGTATATATTTCGCAACCTGCTTTTTTTAGTATATCTTCAAATCTGTTTTCTTCATCATGTCCGCGATTAAACAATCTAAGCAATTTGTTTTTGTGCTTGATATTACTTGCCCAACGGAAACCATACCATGCACGTCTAACACATTCCTCGCCTATTTCACTTGCTCCAAGGTGCATTCTTGGACCTTGCTCCATTGGCAAAGATTCTATTTTTGCAGATAGCTTTGTGGCAATTATAGGTTTCATTCCGTATCTGGATTAGTGCAAGATAAAGTTAAAGCGTTTCCTGTTTTACCGCAATTTAAACACTTATTTGTATCACTACTTACATTATGCGTTGGATGAAACATAACTAGATTATCACCTAAATGCTTTTTAATTCTATTATAATATTTATCGCTAGGCCAAAGTTCTCCACAAATAGAACATTTGCCGTTAGCCTCTAAATTCAAATTATCTAATGTATGGTTGATAGGGCATATAGTTTTTTCAGCTTCACAATAAGTAGCTTTAGCTGTTATATCTTCAATGTATTTAATTGCTTCATCTAAGCAATGTCTTGCTTTTTTTAGATCATCTAGCTGTTTAGTTTCATCACCTTTGATCCTGAAACTATATTTAATTGCATCTGCTCGTCTAGCATCTACAAAAGCATTTCCGCTGCTAATCATAGATTTTTGCAAATCCCAAGGTTGTAAACCTTTGCCGTAGTGTGCTCCACCTGCTTCGTTAGTGTTCATTGTTTACCATTGCTAGAAGTTCTTGTTTCAAATCCATAACTTTTATAGATTCGCTTAATCCACCATCTTCATATTTACCGGCATCATAAGCATCTAATTTAGCATCTATGTATTCAAGAAGTTTTTCTAATAGTTCTTGATTCATATTGTAGCTTTTCTATTTATATTGATTAATGCAATCTCTTCATTAGTCAAATACATAGATTTACCGTCTTCAACAATTTTACTAATGTTAGGAAACTGTGTCTTAAAGATTTCAAACATTTCTTCAGCTAACAAACGATGTTCTTTTTGTGCATGTGAATCCAATCGTTGCCAGAAATAAGTGATCCAACTTCTAATAGATCCTTTCATATAAGCTCTAGTTTCTACCGCCATAGGTAAAGCCATTCTAGCGCATTCTAGAGCTACGTTATGAGCTAATAAATCATAGTAAATTGCTTCGTTAGCCTTACAAGCTTGAATAAGATGAAACGTCTCGTCTGCTAACCTTTCCCCGCTTCCCTGACGATTGCTAGAGGCTTTTGCGCGTGCTTCTAGGTGGTTCCAGTCCATCGGCTCTACCCCATTTCCTACGGGTGAATATCGCTGCGAAAATTCCTGAAAATCAAAGCTATAATGTCGAAGAATCTGAGCCATGATTGCACGACTAGTATAAATCTCTAACGTCATATCAACCATAGAAAATACACTCCAATGACCGTTAACTAGACAATACTTTAACAGCTTAAAAGCTGTATCATGTTTGTCCTGATTTTGTGGTGATGAAACTCTAGCTTGATAGGCTATGAATTCTTCCGCTGTCATTTGTTCGACAGGGCGAGTAACTGCTATTAGTTTTGGTGATTGCATAAGTTTAAATTAAATGATACCAATGAAGAAAATTGGTTGTGTCTTTTCCTAACCATTGAAAAAATTCCAATGTTACTTGTTTTGCTTTATCTTTATTCTTTGATAAAAGTTTGCATGTTTCTTCATCTGCAACTTCTATTAAAAAAGGAATTATTCCCTCTAAAGGTAAAGACAAATCTTTGTTATAATACCAATGCAAAGTCCAACTAGATAATTGCCATTTTGTATTGATAGGTATAGCAAAAGTTTGACCAGTTGGACCTTGTATTGGTATGTCCATTATTCTAAATTATCTATTAAAGGTTGTTTGCTTCAAAAGCATATTTATTTTCTGCTTCAATAGGATCATTAACAATTTCTTCATTCGCTTTGTCAACTCTATTTTTTGCAGCTTGATCGGAGTATTTAAATCCTTCGTATCGCTTTGCTAGCTTGCTAATATTATGAGCTTCCACATCTTTAATCGTCTTACCGATAGTAGTAGCAAAATGACCAATCCAGCCTTTAAGATTATGATAGACATAAACAAGGTTTTTAGTGTCTAGCTCTTGCTCATAAAATACATGCCGCTTAACAACTTGGAAACAAAGCTGCATCATTTCGTTACAACCTAACGCAACCATTTTATGCTTACTTAGGTGTTTTTCATGTCCTATAATCAAAGCTTCTGTATAAAACAATAAATCTCCTAGTTCTTCTAGCTGATTCTCTTTATCATTCTTATCTTGTGCTAGACGAAACTCAAAGTATTCATCTGCTAATCCATTGCTTGCATGTAGCAAGTTACATTTTGCATGATCCAAGCTGAGTAAAATTAGATTAGGATTTTTTGTTAATACTGATACCATTTCTTGATGTTTTGTTTTCATTAGTTATATGCTTTGTTTGTTTCCTTTTTAACTTCTTTTATATCTTCAAGTGTTCTGAATCTGTCAGAAGAAAATCCGTTTTCGATACCTTTAGGATTAGGTGGGTTTATTAACTCTTGTAACAATATAGCACAAGTTTCTTTCATGTCGTAATCAAATGCTGGAACTAAGTCCCTAACTGTGTAAACTCTTCCGTTCTTTGGAAAGCTTGTCATGCTTTGTAAAATATCGAATGAGAATTTATCGTTAACACAAATTACTTTTTGCCCTATATCAAACATGATGTTATTTTTATAAATTGGAACAGGTTGCAAGTTAGATAACGTCTAAACATCATGCAACCTGTAATGCTTCTAGTTTCTTTGGTCGATTCAATCTTAACCGCAACCAGTTTACTAACTGATAAAAGATGGTGCTAGCTGCGGGACTCGAACCCGCAAACCTTTCGGCGATTGATTTTAAGTCAATAGAGTTTACCATTTCTCCAAGCTAGCATTGCGGAAATTATTTAATTATACCTTTTTCTAATTTACTTTTACAGCTATTACAGCAATCTATGTTAATTGAAATCCAACCGCAATTATCAATTTTAAGAAAACTATTTCTATTTTGATTAGTTAATTTACAGTTGCACTTAGCACAATTCTTTTTACCTTTAGCCATATAATTAGTTAGTAAAAGTAGGGGCGAACGGACTTGAACCGATAACCTGCCGATTATGAGTCGGATGCTCTAACCATTGAGCTACACCCCTATTAAATACCCTAGCAAGAATCTCAAACGCCAATTATTAAAACTTGCTAGGGTTTGTATCACCATGATACAAATTGTTAGTTAAAAAGGAATTTGATCTTCGTCACAATGAATGCAATATTTATACATTTTACTATCAGTATCTCTATTGCATCCCGGAGTTAGACATATATTCCCTTTAATTATGCGTTTCCCGTTGGTTGACCTTGTGCGGCAGCTTGCGCCCGCTGTTGGTTCAAGATCCAATCAGGCACGGCAGGTGCTTGCCCTTGTGGTTGCTGTGGTTGGCTAACAGGTGCTTGTTGCACGGGTTGTTGCGCCATCTGCTCGTAAGCCGCCATCGGGTTAGATTGTCCCGTAGGTGCAATTTGCTGTGGTTGTTGTGTAAAAATGTTAGCAGGTTGTTGCGGTTGCTGATAGACAGGTGTAACTTGTTGCGGTGCTGGTTGAAACTGCGGTTGCATAACAGGTGCTTGTTGCACGGGTTGTGCAATCGGATTAGCTCCGATATAGTTGTTATATTTACCATCAGACGTAACATCCACTTCCAACTCAAACAAGATATTATGAAGTTGCTGAGTGTCCTGAACGTGTAAAACACCTACCGCATGGCAGATTGCGCTGAATTGACCATGGCCAATCTCTACAGCTTTTTGAGAGGGATTTTCCCAATTGATAGAAATCATAATGTCTTGACCATGATTAGATCCTCCATTGATAGTATGATGAAGCTCTAGCAATTTACCTGATCCATTAGATGTAGGTTTAAATTCCGATTTAGAAATATAAACAGGATACTTGCCTTTAGGGACAGCGGAAAATCCGCGGTTAGGTGCTACTTGTGTAGCGTCAAAGTTAATACCGGCCATAATTTTAGTTAGTTAGTTTGGTTGTTGTTTATTGTTGTTGTGAAGCTGCTAGCGTATTAATAAACGCATTCCAGCTTAATTCGCAGGGTTTCCTTATACCATAACGATTCCCTGCAAGGTATGCTTGTGAGGTTTCAAACTGTAACAGGCGCTTACCTGTTTCGATAGCTCTATGACGCTTTTCGCCTTTCTCTATCGCTTTAGTTGTTTCCGTCTCACTTGTAAATTTTTCTACCATAGCGAAAGCTATGATATCGGCCCATTCTTTTAATAATTCCAATGAACCATTTTGACCTTTGGGTGAGTATAGTTTCATTGTCCACAAATCATAAGGCTCACCTAAAGGATCATTAAAAAGCAAGGCTTTACTATGGCAAAGTATAATGATCCATTTTCCTTGTGCATTTAGTCTATCAAGTCTTAACAAGACTTTATTCCACTCTGTAAGAAGTTCGAGATAACCTTTACCATAACCTCCGGCACACTCAGCAATGGATTTCTTGTTATACTTACGGCAAAGATATTCGCAAATAAGAGTTTCTAACCAGTCCGCTGTATCAATAACCAGTTTATCATATTGGTTTAGATTATACTCACACCATGCCAAAGCATTATTAAATTCCTCGTATGTCTCTAATCGTTTTTTTCCTTGCTCAGTTAGAGCAATAGCGTTCAAGCCTTTTAGTCCTTCTTCTGTAGGTAAGAACACAGAGCCGATTGTATTAGCAAAAGTAGATTTACCCACTTTTTCCCCGCCATGTAATACTATTCTAGGCGGACTAGAATTGAAAGTTTTTTGAGGTTGAATCATAAGAAAATATAGATAAGAATAATTAGAAATGTCACAAAAATTATTTTATTAATCATAGATTTTCGATTCTTTCTCAACTGTCTGGAAGAGGTATATGATATGATATATG